ATGTGTATTGATAAGCCTGAAAGTCGAACCAACTTCAAGATGGCTCAAGAGTCTAAAATAGAGTTCGATAAACATTACTTTGGTCTTTATAAGTCATCAACCGTCCATACTCACAAGAAGGTCACTCCTAGTTATTACAAGTTAGTGCCGCTCTTTCTAGCGGTCCTTATTGTTCCTATTTTGCTGCTTGGTTTTGGCTTTTGGTATGTCATGAAGAGCAAAACATCTGACAGTGAGGCTCTTATGCACTCAGAGTCTCAGTCAACTGTTTCAGAAGCTAAGCGACCTGCATCAGTACCTTCAACGCCCGGTGTTACGTCCCAAGGCCGCACTGTTCAGCCTGTTCAGGAATATGTGCAGCAGTACAAGCCAAGAATTGCCGATGTTGAGTCTTCTGCACCTAGGTATGACGAAACGAATAAGGCCCGAGACTTCCCACGGCCTACCTGTATGGCCTCAACTGATGTTCGTATGTTGTTGACGGCTAAGTCCAGAGGTTTGAGCACTGGTTCATTTAACGGTGAGGACACCGTGTGCCAATGCTATTCACAGCAGGCCACACGTATGACTACTTCCTTTGATTTCTGCATGTCAGTTGTCCAGAACGGATATTTTGATGACACTAAGCAGCAGCCTGCGTATGCCACACCGGCCGGTCTTTCATCAACTCGTTCCCTGGAGTCGCGTGACGGTCCGCAGCGAGGGCTCGCAGCGGTGGACCAGAACGCGCCATCCACAAAGCCTTCACGGTTCAACATCATTCCTGACACCAGTCGCACGCAACGAACGATCAAATGATCAGCACTGTTCACCTTCAGGTGAATCCAGAGGTACGCATAATGTGTGGACGTTATGGTACTTGCGGCCAACGGCCAGAATCGTGCACCGGGATCATTGCGAAGCCCCGGTGTTCGATTTACCCATAACGTCAATTATGCGTGGCCACCTCCGGCCTATAACGCGTGCAAAGCCCTCTCAGACACCGCAAAACCCACTTCGCGCCTGATTACCATGCTTTACCGCAACTGACCCATAACGCACAGCACAGACGGTTGTCGGGTCCCGTAGGCAATTTCCTTGCAGCACCTCGGGGCTTCAGGGGCTAGCCCCTGTTCGTAGCGAATGCGGAGAGCTTCTATCGATCTGCCAGGCTCTTCCGATATCAGCCTTTTAGCAGTTTCAGTACCGGGCTTTTCTTTTCAAAGCAGCTCCCGCTGTACTGCGTTTTGCCTTGCGTTTTATCGAAAAACTCTTCCAGTGCTTTCCTGCACTCTGCCTCCGTGCTGTACGGCCTCATGATGCTTGCTGTGCTTGATCCTGCTATCGCTATCGCCAGTACCCAGTTCATTGCGCCTCCTGCGATTTTCAGCCAGCCGGGTGGGGGTGCTGTTACACCCCCACTTTACCGTGGTATCCCACGGTCTACCGGTCACTCAGAATCGATAATCACATCCCCTGATTCTGAGAGCCTTGCGTAAGGCACTGATTTTTCTAGGATTTTGTGCACCAGTTCGCTGTCGCGTAATGGCTGCTTTCCCTGCTTAATCAGTATCTTGTTGAATTCTATAGCTTTTTGCCGAATAGCTTCCTGCTCGGCAGTCGTCAATCTTACGTTCGTGGCCATGCCATCACCGTTCATCAAATTCCCTCCAATAATACATGTGTGCACGTTGACACGTATTGACGTGTGCAGTTCCACATGTGTACATTCCTCTCCCATGTTACTTGTGTGCATGTGTAAGGACGCTCCGCATGATGATCGACTGGCTCACCGTTTCCCAAGAGCACGACCACGACCTACCTGTGGTCTGTGACGTTTTCACGTTGACCATCGATTCCAACACCAACGAGGTCTTGAGCACTCGCCAGCCTCGCTTTAAACATGAAGCCAGCCATTCCACGTCCGTTACTATCCACGTTCAGGGTCGCAAAGTTCGTGTAGAAGGCAATCCCAGTAGAGTAGGGCGCCTTGATAACCTTTTTGGATACACCTCAGTCGAGCAGTGCATATCTGTCTATAACGCGTTATTGCGTGAATACGGGCTTCCTGCTTTCACCCGTTGCACACGCCTTGCTCTCCGCCAAGGCGCATCAGGCTCTAAATCGAGTGATCTTGTTGCCGATGGGGCCAAGATTGAACGAATCGACCTGACAACTAATATTGCACTAGGTGAGGGTAATGTTCTTGCCTACCTTCGTGGTGTATCTAGTCAAAGAATTGGCCACTCTATAGGTTTTTTATATCCAAATGGCCGAACTGTTTCTTGGACCCCAAAGGGCAATGGTCAAGGCGGTCGTCTTCAATATAGAAAAGGTTACGATAAAGCATTTGAAATGGATCAGAACCTTCTTCCCAAGATTAAGCGTCTTTACGGAGAGGATTCTGAGCAGTTTAAGTATGTAACCGATCTTCGTAACTACTGTTTTCAGAACGGCGTTGTCCGTATGGAACAAGAATTAAAGAGTGAATTCCTCCAGCGCGAGGCCCTGTGTTATTGGGGTATGTTTAATGAAAGCCGTTTTGGCGACCTCCACCGCGAGTTTCTTAAAATAGACGAAAGGTTAAAGGTGACAGCTATGGATATAGTTAGCATCAGTGAGCAATTGGTTGCTGAGAAAGTTGTTGATTCCACGCGATCAGCCAATACCACTGCCATGTATGCAATCCAGTGGATGCATGGTCAGGTCTTCGACTTCAATAAGAAGCAAGTCCAAACCCATGCCGCTCGCCTTAATCGAATCGGTATAAATATTCGAAATGCCTGTGATACTTCTCGTTTTGCACCTGTATTTGTTCGCCAGTGCCGTGAGGTAAGTAAGTCCAGTCTTGTCGTTCCTGTTTGGTATCGTCGTGCCAATCACTTGCAGTTGGCAGCATGAAGACTGTAAGCCTTCAAGGCATTCAGCTTTCACCTGGGCAACGTCGTATGCTCGACCAGCAGCGTCACGTACGTGAGTTTATGAATCCTGTTCTGACCCAGCAAGTTGCTGAGACTCTCGCAGTTGTTGAGAAACAGAAAGAACAGGGCTTACAACGCTGGGTTGATCCTAACAAGTTCAACATTGTTGAGTTTAAAGCCAAAGGCACACCGTCTATGGCTGAATGGATGGGTTACTAATGGACTACTTCTTTTCCCATGATCAGTTTATGTTTTATTTTTCCTCTTGTTTCATTGGTCTTGCCTTGGGTACTGCTCTTGGTATTTTTTTCTCAAATCGGAATCGCTGATATGAACAAGTCCCAATATCAGATTCTTCGTTACTCTGTTGAGGCCGAGATTGCTAATTTTAACTCTGGCAACATTGATGATTCTGCTTTCGCTAGTTCGCTTATGCGTCTGTTTTTACAGGCTTCATCAGCTGAACAAGTTCGCTCGCAAATAGCCAAACGACAGTTTCTCACGTTTCGCCGTGTACCTAATTTAACACCGCCCAGATGGGCATACTCCAATCCGAGCCTAAGTTCTCGGCTTCCCACACTTTAAAAGGGTAATGTGATGTCTCTCAAATTTCCTACGCTTATGGTAGAGGTTACTGGCAACGTTCGTACAGGTACGTCCTCCAAGGGCAAGCCTTATGCCATGTTTCAATCTTTCGTTCACCTGCCCGGCATTCCATATCCTCAGAAGGTTGACTTCTATGCGCAGGATCAAAATGACTGCCCTCAACCTGGCACTTATGAGTGTGATGTTATGTGCGACGTTCGTGATGGTCGTCTTCAATTCACCGTTGATCCTCGTCAAGGTCGTCGTAAGAACATTCCTCCGCTTTCTGATGCAATGAACCCTCAGAAGGCTGGTTAACATGAATTTTCTGGGCTGTGACGGAATGTGGCAAGTTCAGTCCGACGGTACTCCCGTTTGTACTGGTCAACTTCAAACTTTCACAGTCCAAGAAATGCGGGACTCTCTCAGTCCTGCTATAACAGCAGAACAGCGTATGGAAATAACTGGTGGCTTACTTGCACTCTTTGTTTTTGTCTGGGTCTGCAAAACCGTCCGCAACTCATTTTAAGGTGTTTTATGAAAAACAAATTGCTTGTTCTCTGCAAATCCGGCCGCGCTCAGCTGGCAGCCGCCTCGATCGTCATGTCAACTGCTTCTCCGTCCTTCGCTGCCGGTGCCCAAATCGACACCGCTGAAGCCCTGGGCTACGTTGCCGGTGGTGTTGCTGCCGCTGCCGCTGTCGTTGCCGCAATGTTCGGCCTCGTTGCCCTCATCGGCGCAGCCAAGAAAGCAATGCGCGCAGGGACTTAATTAACCCTGTTTGCCCGGTGGGAGTCTTTCCCTCCGGGCTTTTTTTTGTCTGGAGAAAATCATGGGGCCATTAAAATGTATATCGATCCGAATGACTTCGTTTGGTTCTGGGTTACGGCTGCTTTGTTCTTGCTCTGCACCGGTCGTTAAGTTCTTTTTCTCTTTTGTTGTCTTTTTATTTGCATCTAACTCTTATGCTGCAATCATTTATATTGGTCCATACACTGGTGCCACTTATTCCAGTGGTATTCAGGCATGTATAGGTGACGGAGCTGCTGCTGGTTCCGATGTTAATCCTAGATGGATATATGGTCGAACTTACGATTGTGGCAATGGATGGTCTGTCGGTGGTTCAGGCTCATGTTCAGATAGCGAGACTTTCGATTCTGTTTCAGGTCAATGTATCACTACGCCTGTAGTTACTCCCGCTCCTGATGCTCCGTCTACTGATCAGCAGAAATGTTTAGACGCTAAAGGTGCAGTTCAAAAAAGTTATAGCTGGAATCAATCATCTGATATTCCCGTTCCTCCAGCTCCCGGTGGTTGTGCAACTACTATATCTGGAGTTGGCATTTGTACTGCTGCTGCATCAGGCGGCTTTACTTGCACAGCAGATATCACGATAACTGGTGAACTTTATGTTCCTCCAGCTCCATCACCTTCACCTGATCCAACCCCAACTCCCACGCCTGGCACTGGCACCGGCGACACCGGTACAGGTTCTGGTTCCGGTAGTGGCTCTGGTAGTGGTTCGGGCTCTGGTAGTGGCTCTGGTAGCGGTTCTGGTAGCGGTTCTGGTTCTGGTTCTGGCAGTGGCTCAGGCTCAGGCTCAGGTTCTGGCAGTGGTTCAGGCTCAGGTTCCGGTAGTGGCTCTGGTAGTGGTTCGGGCTCTGGTAGCGGCTCTGGTAGTGGTTCTGGCTCAGGTTCTGGTAGTGGATCAGGCAGTGGTTCTGGTTCTGGTTCCGGCACTGGTGATGGTACTTGTGAAGGTGATAAATGCGGTGAGGATGACGCTCAGGTTTCCGGTGATATGCAGTGTCAAACTCTAGTCTCTTGCACCGGTGATGTTATTCAATGTGCTGTACTTCGTCAGGAGCAGCAATCACGTTGCGCTGATAAAGAATATCGCGATCTTACTGAGAAAAAGATCGCTGATTTAAAGTCTGAACTTCAATCAGAGTTTTCTGGTGAAGACTACAAGCCTATTAAACCCGACGCTGACTCCACTTTTGACCTCACATCAATGATTGATACTAGTAGTCGTTTTGGTGCTTCTTGCCCAGTTCTAAGAACCGTAAGCGTTCCTTTCATGTCTGGCAGGTCATTTACTGTTGACCCTAACGTTCCCGGTCTTTGTACATTTCTTACGTTTATGGGTTATCTCATGGTTGCTTTCGCAATGCGCAAGGCAGCTGAAATTATCGCAACTGGAGTTTGATAAATGCCTGCAATTATTGGTCTGTTCTTACGTATGGTCGGACTCTCAATAGTCCCTCTTGGTTGGAAATTACTTCGTGGTCTTGGTTTTGCTGCAATAAGTTATGTTGGTATTGATGCTGCTCTCGACAAAGCCAAGGGTTATGCTTTTTCTCAGTTAGGTGGTTTGCCTAGCGACTGGATTGCAGTCCTCGGTATGCTCAAGATAGACGTTTGTTTGAATATCTTGTTTTCTGCATACATTGCTCGCGCGCTGCTTGCCGGTATGAACAAGGCTGGCAGTAAAACATCTATGAAATGGACTCCAAAGGAGTAG